ACATCTTGTCCATACTCTGGGTCAGTATCACGGACCAGATGACCAATCCCAAAAGTAGGCAAGTTGAGGTGATCCAAATAAATTTCATGTACGTTTCCTTCGTCTTCCTCTATTTCCTGTCGCAGCTTTTGTATGTCCATTTACTGACTCCCTTGTCTTTGTTTTAACACACATAACATGCTTATGATAAAAATAGTTACCTATTTTGTTAAAAAATATAGATATTTTTAACCAAATCCACATCATTTTTTGTGCGCCTTTCTTATACTTTCTTTTCCTTTTTTGAATACACCAGCAACTTTGTTTTTACCCATCACCTTTGCTCTTTGCTCACCAACTGTAAGTATCTGTATCTTTCTCGCAAAAGGTTTACTGACTTTCTTAACTTTTGCAACCGTAGCTCTTGCGTCTGCTTCTGTGGCAAACTTGATGCCAACTGTGTCTTTTGGGTTCTCGTCTGTGTATAAGCGTCTGCCAGAACCTTTTGGTTTTTTTCCTGTTCCAACTTTAGGGTCTCTTTTTTTAGCCATCTTTCTTCTTATCTTAAAAAGTCTATCTGACATTATTTTCTCTTAACTGTCTGCTTTGCTCTTCTAAAGTTTTTAGCTGTAGGTGCGCCTTTTGCACCTTTCTTTTTCATCTTTTCACCACTACCAGCAGCTATTCTCTTTCTTTTTTTATGTATATTTGCATATAAACTCATAACATGTATCCTTAAATGTCTAAATAAATCTTGTACTATTTTGTTAAGCCTTTCTGCTTTTCATATGTCCTAAGTCCTCCGATTCCAAGCATGCCGCCAAGAACCGTAAGAAGTGTACCCATATCAAATTCAGGTAACTCTGGTAATTCTGCACCAGCAAAACTTGCACCAAATATAATTAGATCTTTTACGATAAAGTGATAGGCAAAAGCAATCGCACAGACCCACCCAACTGCTGGGCGCCAGCCGCCCTTAAATATAGAGCCACTCGCAGCCTCTGCTTTATTAATTTCTAACTGGGCAAGCAGAGCCTCCTGCGCATGTTTTTCGGACATGGTGGCTATCTCGTGAGCCAACTTAGCTTTTTGATCTGCATCAGGTATAAATTTATCTAATAATCCTGTAACCGGTCCTATCAACGCTTGTAACATTAATATACCCTCACTTTCTTTTCATTTACTTGTGGTACAAGTTTACATATACAATCATATATAACTTTCTGTCCCATTTCATCATCATACTCTTGCTCACTTAAAAACTTAGTATAATATGTGCAGTCATTAACTGATCTAAAATATATTGCTCCTTGCGCAACACCATTAAGATAGCATGCTAACATAAAAGCTGTCATTATAAAGCACTTTGTGGTGTTCTATGTATCGCAAACTCTTGTATACTTGCAACTACATGTAACCTATCTGCTGTTGCTGCTGTTGCTTTTAATATCTCTCCCTCTTGCAATATTAAATCTCTAGTAAGTAATTCTATCGATGTATTAGCTGCTACTGCTTTTACTTGAAATAAATTAAATACATCACTTCCATTTGTTACTGTTAGTGTAATGGTATCTCCACTACCTGAATCATTAGAAACAATTATGCTACTTACAACAGATGCATTGAAATCTGCAGTAGATGGTGCTGTGTATAATGTGGTAACATCTGTTGATGTTAAATCTAACTTTGCATTTGTAAGTCCTTGAATATATTGAGGAATACTTACTACTAACATTATCTTCTTCCATCTTGTACAATATTGATTTGTGGTGATCCAAGTTTATACTTAGTGCCTAATCCTGTAGACTCAACACGCAAAGCAAATGTTCTTCCCCTAACTCTTACATCTAATTTTTCTGTATACACCTCCACAGGCGATGTTGCAGTTCTTTGAGATGTATTGCTATCATCTGTTTGAGTAAACCCTGATCCTGAGTGTGTTCTTGCTTTTATTGTAAAATCAACAGCTGGGTTTACTGCAGTAGAACCAGCAAAATTAACATCTGGTATAATGCGATTTACAAAAGAAAACCTACTAGCGTCAGTTAAAGACATAGGTGCTGACTCTATAAAAGACGTCATGGCCGATCCATCATCATCAAAACCAGTTTCATGATTATAAATATATTGATTACCAGTTGCTAAAGGCAAAGATCTGATACCTCTGTCTAGCCATGCATGTCTAACAAGAGAACCAAAGTACCAAATATTTTCTGTATAATTATAGATTACATATTTGTCTATTTCTTGGCTACCAGCACTTGGGTAATACCAGACTATTTCACTAAACTCTGTATTAACACCAGCATGTACTTTGTCTCTTTCTTCTATATTTAAATCTAAAAATACTTTATCTTTTACAGTGCATGGTAACTGTTGTGTCTGACCTGAATAAACATAAAAGGTATCAACACCCATCCAATACACATTATCATCAACTGCTATAGCGGATGCAGGACTCATTATTGTTATATTGACCGATAACTCTTTCAAACCAAAAGTAAAAGGTGGTCCTATAAACTTCATAGCATGTAATGTTTTATTGGTAAAAACTAATATTTGCTCTTTAGTTTCTACTGCTTGCACAAACTCTGATCCACCACCTATTCTTAAATCACCTGCTGTGTTTGTTGATGTTGGAAAAAAATCTATAGGATTTTCTTGTGATGAAAACCTAATCAAAAGTGGGTCTTGTATTCCATCACCCTGAGTGGCAGATGAAGTAGCGCCTAACCCATCACAACCAAATGCTATTAAGTGTCTATCTAAATCTGATATGATAATCTGCTTTGCTTTTGTTGGCACACTTGTCTTTGTGCCTGCTCTTGTTGATAACTCAACTGCCCTTGTGGATAATCCATTTGTCTTATCCCAGTAGAACAACCCACCATCTCTTGGATTTATAATTAAATCTTCACCAAAATTATCATGTGACCAAGTTCTTATTTGCGCTCCAGATACTGTGACAGACGCAGCGTTACCCCAACCAACAAAATCATTTGCAGAATCTGCATTACCAACAGCTAATCTTACTAGAGTGTTATCTGCATGTGTTGCTGCAGTTGTACCACTAGCACCTCTTGTTGATGGTCCGCCACCCGTGCCAAGCGTGTTAGATGATATTGTTCCTACAGTTATAAGCTCTTCTTCTATTAATATTAAGTCACCAGCAGTTATGCCAGTAGCACTATCAACATCTATAGCTGTTTCGCTGTCATCTAATGCCTCTGCAAGCTGTGTTGCTAACGCACCACTAGTTGTGCCGCTCCATTGTCCAGCGCCCCATCCAGTGCCGCCAACTGTATTGTCTAGTCCTACATTAAGCTGATATGTACCAACAACACTGCCGCCACCATTATTTGTATCAGATGAATTAGCTGCAACACTAGATGTTATGGTATAAGCGTTAGAACTTATTAATGATGTTATCTGAAACTCTGCATTTAATATTGTAGCTGTAATAGTGCCGCCTAAAGATGCAGCGCCAGAAAAAGTTACAAAATCATTTTCATTTGCTCCATGTGCAGCATCTGTAACAGTTATAGTTGTTGATCCATTGGTTGCAGAAAATGTAACATCACCTGCACTGGTTGTTACTCTTATTGGTGTAATATCATTAAATGTTTGCCCTTCTTCAATGTAATATTTTAAATGTGTACCCACACCTAGAAAATCAGAGCCATCTAAAGCTATCCAATTATGTAATCTTCTTGCAGTACCAAGATATGTATTAGTGCTATATTTTACCCAGCCACCAATTTTTTCAGGAGAGCCTAATCTAAATCTTATTTTGTCACCGTCTACAAAACCACCTTCATTAGTATAAGGTGTAATGTCTGCTATAATACCTGATTTAAATTGTATTTTATTTAATGGCATTAATTATTCCTCAGTCAAAAGCAGCAAATGCAATCATATCATTATCAAAGACAGATCTTGCAGAATTTTCTGAAGCACTGGGTCTGTATGTTTTTATTTGTGTGGCACTTGTAGACCTAGCCTCAACAATAGTTTCTCCAATATTTCTATTAGTTCCATCATTATCTATCGCTGATACTAATGCTGCATAATCTGTTCCTGACATGTGGTTTGAAAATGTTACACTAATATCTCCAGTACCATTATCTACATGACCTGCAATATTTGTATTATTTGACGATATGCTTACAGTTGATCCAAAATTATTTACTGTGCATGATGCGTTGCAAACACCCGTACCGCTTGTTAACTTAGCTGCACTTACTTGTCCGTCAGCTATCATAGCAGTTTCTACTGCATTGTTTGCTATTGTTACAACACCAGTGTTTGATATTGTAATATCTCCACTTACTGCTCTTTCTTGATACTCTGATCCATCTGCGATTAATATTCTTGTGTCGGCATTAGAAGGCATAATTAATTGATTACCTAATGTAAGTTTACCTGTTACTGTTAAATTACCAGCGGAACTCAATGCCATTTTTTCTGTAGCAGCACCTGATGTTGCAGTTTTAAAACTAAGTTTTGTTGTGTTTACAGATGAACTAAAATCTCCTTCAGATATAGCTTCAATACCTGCACCAACTGTAATGGCATCTGTTCCTGCTCCTTCATCAGGTGCTATAAAATTAATAACACCTAGTTTATCATTTACAGCAATATCATTATCACCTGCCGCTAAACTTATTGTAGCAAATTTATCGTCTCCACTTGCCGCATGTTTAAGAGTGAGACCACTGTCATGTACATGAGAAAGAGTAATTTCAGAGTCTGCTCCAAACTTTAAAACAGCTGAGTCGGAGGCAAGAGATAAATCATCACCGATAGACGCATCACCTGTTACAGTCAGATCTGTTCCCACTGTAAATGTGGTTGGAGAAGATGATATATCCTGCTTTGTTACAGCGGCACTAGAACCTGCGCCATCGGCAAATACCCAAGCTATTTCACCATTAGTTATTGTTGCGTTACCGCCACTTCCTTGTGATAATATAACTGAATAAGGTCCAGAACTTCCTGAATCAGTAGTAGAATTTTTTACTAAGTAAACTTTATCTTGGTCATTTGGACCAATTGTAACTGTATTATTTGCACCTAAAGCACCTGTAAAAACTAATACCTTAAAACCACCATCAGATAATGTGCCATCTGTAGTTGTTAAATCATGTGTTGTACCCGATATTGATATAGAGGCAACACCATTTATTGCTCTGTCTATTATATCTAAATTATTATTTGTGGTGGTTCCCCAAGTTCCAGCTTGTTCACCAGAACCTATTTTTTCTATACCATTATTGGATGTATATGTGCTTGCCATGTTATCCCTCTATCTCTGTATATGTTTCTGCACCACTTGGTGTAATCTCTGTATAACTCTCTATGTCTGTAGGTGTTATTTCTGTATATATTGGCGCACCTGACGCTCCCGGTCTTCTCCGTGTCTCTGTATTAATCTCTATAAACATTATATCCCCAGAACTAGTTTTTGTAAAATTTAAATCTTGTGATGATGTTCCTACAAAAGTTCCTGCACCTGTTGATGTCTGTGTGAAATTACTACTTACGTCTGCTTCGGCCTCGTTCACTAAACGTATGTTTTCTGTGGTTTGAGTAAAGTTACTGCTTACTTCTGCATTTACACTACCTGATATGAATATTCCAACACTTGTTTGTGTGTTGTTAAAACTTAAATCTGCAACTCCAGCTAATATACCAACTCCTACATTAGAGCTGGATGCAAGACCACTCATCTCTGCTACACCAACTTGCAAAACCCCTTGTTCAGCTATGGCGTTTTCACAAAAAGTAGTGGCTCCAAACATTAATTATAATCCTCGTTTTCTTCTTCTAATTTTTTTCTTAATCTTTTTATTCTATTTTCTAAAGTGCTTATTGTAGTAAAAATATGTCCTTTACCACTACCCTCTGTTTCTAATTTTAAACACTCTACCTCATCTATGAGTGCAATCAAATGTGTCACTTGTGAGTTGTGCATTGTAACACTTTGCTTTGTATCTTCGTTATCTGTTACAAGTATTGGTTGTCCAGTTCTCATTAATCTGCCTCCTCTATTGTTAAAGTTCCTGCGTCTACCTGTGCTTTGATGTTTTGATAATCTGTATTGTTATTGTCTATTGGAACTTGTTGTTGTTCCACCCTTCCATCTATATTACAATAAATATGTGTTACTTTACCAGTTAAAGGGTATTTCCAATATTTAGCATTTGTTACTTTCATATAAACCTCTATAATTCTGCATCTAATTTTATTGTCATGTTAGTATTATTATCTGATTCAACCTGAAATATAGTACCAGTAGTTAAATCAGCACCACTTCTTGTTACATTTATTGCAAATCTACTAAAATCGTCAAAAGTTTCTGCCGCCGCAGTTGTTCCTGTTGTACCTCCTGCTGAAAGTCCTGCTACTCCAACATCAGAGTTTGCAGAAACAGAACCAGTAGGATTTGCTCTCATAGGAACTGGTACTGGATATGTAGCAGTTGTATTTGATGTGTCATATGCTCTACCATGACCTATTTTCATAAAATTAGTTGCGGCTTTCATTTGATAATAATAACGATAGCAAAGCTGTCTCTCTTCTCCAAAAGACCTATGCTCAAATGGTGTGGCTTGTGAGCCTACTTCTAGTTGTATTCCAGTTAAAAATAATTCATTGTCTGTGCTTGAAAAAAATGAATTAGCACCAACTGCTCTATTTGCTTCTGTTTTACTTGCCCAAGATGTAGCTAAAGTTCCACCATTGTATGTAGAACCTGCATGAAGCCAAAAGTTTACAAGAAAAGAACTAGCATTATCATCATCTAAAGCACCAGTTGTATCAGCAGGAAAAGTATATGTGTATCTTGCCCAACTTGTAGTTAATGTAAATAACTTAGCCACGTGTCTTGAATTATCTGCATCTTCTAATTCAACAACTATATCTGTAGAACTACCAACAACTTTTGCATAAAAAGACAAAGTAACTTTCTCTGCATCTGATGTGCCTTTTTTTAACTGTTGTAAATCTTGTCCCTCTATTCTTTGTTGTATAATAAAAAGTTCTCCTGCTGCAATAGATGTATCAGCAGTTGTACAATCTAATTTTAAAGCATTACCAAAACCATTTAATCCACTAGCTACTTGAGAAGAAGTTAATCTTCCTGCTGTTCCATCAAAAGCATGGTTGAATCTATCAACAGTAGAATATTTTGAGCTTGCACCTAATCCAGTTTCACTTGTTGCTCTCTGTGCCACTTGCATTGCACCATTGATGATAATATTCCTTCGCCCACCAATCTGACTATTGGTTAGGACTTCACCCATCTTTGCTAATTCTGCTGCTTTGGT